CGCCCTCCTGGACGCGCATCGCGGAGCGGCCGGCGCTGATCGTCGTCACGTCGATGGCCCCGCCGCTGCCGGCGAGGTTGCCGTGGTTCGCGTGGAAGAGGGCCACACCGTCGCCCATGTTGGGGTTGTCCGTGATCTGGGCCCAGACGAGGTCGCTCTCCTTGTTTCGGGCCTGCCGCCCGAACATCAGCGGCAGGCGCGAGAAGGCGTCCAGGTCGTCGTTGATGAGGGCCTGCCGGGTGATCGCGAACCGGACCGCGTAGGTGGCAAGGCTATACTGCTCCTTGGCCTCGCCGATCGTCCCGGCCGGGATCTCGCCGTGCTCGAGGACGAGCTGGAGCTGCGGGGCTTCGCCGAGCTGGTTGCGCTTCATGGGCTTGAAGTCCCGGGCCGTTGCCGCGCGGGTGATGGGTCCGAAGGTCTGCGGGGCCTCGTTGTAGGCCGCCCGCAGCGTCTTCCCGGCCACGTCGGCCAGGAGGAGCGAGAAGTCCGAGGTGGTGTGCATCCCGGAGCGGCTCGTCAGACCGAGGGCGATCCCCGCGACTTCCATCGGCGAGAGACCCTCGGTGCGGATGCCTTGCTTGATCAGGTAGCGCTCGGCCAACCGGATCAGGTTCAGACCTCGATACTCGCGACCCTTGTCGCTGAGCTTGAAGCCGACCTCCCTGCCGTTCGCGTCCTTCGTCCAGGGATGGGCCTTGTGGAGCAGCGCGTTCTCGATCCCTTCGCGGGTGTGGATGAACGGGTCCTCGCCGACGGTGACATCGTGGCCCGACGGTCTGGACACCTGGCGGGGGACGTCGTTGTGGTTCTGGGCTCCGACCCACTCGAGCACCCGTGTCTGGGCCTCCTCGAGCGAGGTGCCCTTCTCGATGAGCTCGCTCTCGAGGGCGCGCGAGCACCCCGCGTTGAGGCAGGCCTTGCGGATGCCGGCGACGCGCTTCCGCTCGGCCTCGGCGCCCCTCTGCTGGTCCGTGGGCTCCGGTGCCGGTTTCGGCGGGGGCGGCGGGGTCAAACTCATGTCGGCCCGGAACTCCTCCGAGCGCGTCTCTTCGGCCATGACATCCTCCTGGATGGTCGCGTCGCCCGCGACCCGGGTTCGTTCCGACAGCTGTGTCGCTCCGGCGGCCTCCGCGGTCGCCACGATCTCGCACTCGTTCGCGTCGTCCACCTCGCCCGCGCGGACCTTGGCACCGGCGTCGGCCGGGATGGGTACCATCGACACCTCGAAGGGCTCCCAGTCGACGGCCGTGCGGATCGGCGGCGTGTCCTCGCCCTTTCCGGGCTTCTCCTCGAACTTGTGAATCCGGTAGCCGATGCTGACGTTGCGCACGAGACCGTCTTTCACGTCCTGCCAGACGGCCTCGACTTCCTGCCGACGGCTGAATCGGACGCGGCCGACGGCCGCCTTCTTCATCAGCTCGACGCTGCCCGGTATCACGGCCCCGAGCTGGTCCGCGACGGAATAGGGGCGATGCGAATCCAGCAGAGGCGCGCCGTTGTTGAGGCGCTCGAGCCGGACGTGCGCCGGGTCGAGCGACAGGACCTCGACGTATTCTTTGCCCGTCCACCAATCCCGTCGCTTTACCGCCGCGCCCGTCGTGAAGATGAGCTCGACGCTACGGTCCTCCTCGTTGATGGTCCTGGGGGCGAGGTCCGCGCGCAGGGACAGCGGCGGCATGCGGACGACGCGCGTACTCATCTCGCCCTCATCGCCCTTCTTGTTGTCATCGCCGGTGGCTTTCTCGAAGAGGATGGCCTTCTGATCGTGGTCCTTGAGCCACTTCTTCGCTTCCTCGGCGGTGAACTTCTTCGCGTCGAAGCGGATGGCTTGGAGCTCGGTCGTCTGGTCGCGCTTGATGCCCCAGACCGCGTGGATGCCGGTGCCGAACTTGTCGTTCTCGCGCCGGAAGCGGACGTACTGGCTCGGGTCCTTGAGGCGCGCGGCGTGCTCGTTCGGGAACGGCATGTGGTTCGAGCACCTACTGTTCCATCCTCATGGGGAATAGTGTCGCCCCGCGCAGAAGGTGCGCGCTACCGGTCAAATTGACCGGTACCCTTCGGATTGTGTGGTCTAGAGTTAGAGGCCCCCGACGTGGGGGTCACCGGTACCGTGGAGGCAGTAGAGGCCATCGGTCGTCGGCGTTTTGAGCCAGCCCCGCCGGTAGGCGGCGAGGAGGTACTGCTGCACCGTGCTGAGCGTGAGACCAAACCGCCAAGCGACGACACGGGCGCTCGGTGGACGTCCCTGCACCTGCTGCACGGCCGCGATGTAGTCGAGGATCGCCCTCTGCCGGGCCGTGAGCGGTAGCGTCGCGTGCCCGCGGGGCGGGAGCAGGCTCATTCGCGCTCTATCGTCTCCAGCACAGCCCGCCGACCTCGGTCCCAGCAGTCCCGGCAGTGGCCGCCGATCGGGAGCGGGAGCTTCTTCGCCCGGGCGATCGCCTGCTCGATCTTGTCGAGGCGCTCGCGGAGCGCGCGAATCTCGCCGCCTTCCGCTCGTCGGCGGGCTGGCCGGTCTTCGCCCTCCCGGTTCTGCAGTTCCAGCTCGTCTTCTGGCCGCTCAAGCTCTCTGGGTTGGATCAAGTCGTCCTCCTTGTTCTCCCGCTGCCCACTCGATGAGCAGCCGAGCGACATCGGCCACCGAGATGGATCCGTTGCCGCCGCCCGGGACACCGAGACCCGGGCCGGCAGGCGCTGGCTGCATCTGCCCCGCCTGCGTCATCTTCCGCGGGTCGCTGTCGAGGATGAGCCCGAGGCGGTCGAGCTCCTTGAAGTCGCCCGCGAGCTCGGCCAGCAGGTCGCGCGGGTCATAGCCGCGTTCTCGAATGGCCTCCGACAAGCTCATGATCCCGGTCCGCACGTTGCGCTGATAGGCGAGGCCCTCCTTGTCGGGCTCGATCATCGGAAGCGGCGGCGCCGTCCACTCGGCGGCGGGAACATCGTCGACTTTGTCAACGATGGCCGCAGCTTCCATCGCCCAGTGCCAGACGGGATCACAGAACTGCGGGATGAGCATCTGCCAGCGCCAGTCGTGGACATCGTCCCAGTGACTCAGGCGGCTCATTCGGGCCGATGAGAAGTTGACCTCGCTGTAGTCCCCTGTCATGTCCTCGTAGGTGGTCCCGAGGCCCGCGGCGATCGTCCGCAGCGTGACGACCGCATAGTCCTTGAACTCCGCGACGCGCGGCGGCTGCACGACCTGCACGCTCTGGCCCGGCGGCGCCTGGATGACCGCGCCCGGCTTGAGCTTGTCGGTGTACGGCTGATCGGCATCCTGTTCCGAAGCGTTGCCCAACGTCGCGCTCTCGCCCGTTGGGTCCGTCACGACGACCGCGAGGTAGGCGGCGATCTTCTGCTTGAGAAGCTGTGCGTCGTCGTACTCGTCGAAGTCCTTGAGCTTGAGCACGATCGGCGCGAGCCAGCTCATGCCGCGGACCTGGCCGGGTCGCTCTTGATGATAAACGTGAAGCACGCCCTCTGCCGGAACCCGGACCGAGTTGTAGCCACCGCCGAAGGTGAAGGCCCCGGGATGTTCGCGGAAGAGCCAATAGGCGACCCGCTTCCCGATCAGATCGAACTCGACGCCATTGATGATCCGGCCGACGACCTGGCCCTTGGGCCCGCGCACGTCGATCCCCGTCCGATCCGTGTCGATGTAATCGCCCTCAAGGACCTGGATCTGCATGGGGATCGGCAGTTCGCCGTCCTCGGGCCGCGTCCGGAAGCGCCGTCTCACGAGGACTTCGCCCGACTCCGCGACGTTCCGCACGATGAGTTTCTGCAAACCGTAGAAATCGTTCCGCCCGTCGGCGTCGCAAGCCGTGCTGCCGGCCCAAGCCTTCCAGACCTCCACCGCCCTGGCGTTCGCGGGATTCGGCTTGGGGACGATGCCCCAGCCGACGACGTGATTGGCGATCGTCCGGATACCCCTCCTGGCGTGCGGGTTGTTCCTCGCGAGATCGCGCACGACCGCGCGTACCCGCCCGACAGCCGGCCCGATGACGGCGTTCGCGTCGCCGATGGGGCGGCGCCAGCCCTGCGTCCGCCGCCCGGTGGCCGCCGCCTCATAGTGTCGCTGGATGAAGTCGGCGGCAACGCGGGCCCGCGTGCGCCTCAGGCCCCAGAGCGGCGCGACGTAGGAGATCGAACGCTCGAGCCAGGATCCCATCTCACACGTCCTTGTCCGTCGCGACGTAGCGGGTGATCTGGCCGCCCGCGACATCGCGCTTCATCTGCGCCAAGAACTGAAGCGCGTCCTCATAACTGGTGAAGGTCAATTGCTGATCGGCGAACGTCGCCGAGACGACGCCTCCGCGGTCGACGAGCGTCTGCTCGAACTGGTTGATCTGCGTCTGCGTGAAGGCCATCCTCTCAGCGCCTCCCCTCCAGCCAGTCGTCTGGCACGTCGATATCCGAGGGCCCTGCCTTGGGTCGCGGCCGCTGCGGCGGCGGATCCCCCGCGCCCGGGACGGGCGTCTTCGCCAGGAGCTCGAGCATGTGCCGGATGTTCGGGGCCGGCAGGATGCGGTAGGCCGCGAGGCAGAGCACTGCGCAGTCGAGCGCCTCGTTCCGCTCCCGGTCCTGGACCCAAATGGTGTGCGTCGCGACCTTGGACTTGTTGTAACGGACCTCGGGATGCTCCGCGCAGAGCTGGGCGAAGAACTCCTCATCGATCTTCGTCGGGAAGTGGATGTATCCGGGACCGGGGGCGGCGAGCACGATGCCCGCCATCACGTCCCGCTTCGCGTCGTCGACGTTCACCGGGTAAAGCCGGACCGGCCTCGGCCGCCGGCCGTAGCGGCGCTCCGTGGGCCGCCCCACGATCGGATCTCCGGACCTGCCCGCCATGCCCTTCGTAGCGAAGATCCGGCGGTGCTGGTTCTGCAGGACGAAGTCGTAGACCTCCTCGGTGGCGTAGCCGGAGTCGATGCAGGTCGAACGGATGGGCAGGAGGTGGCCGCTCGGGTGTGCGTACTGGGTCAAGAGGGCCTCGAGGAGGGCCGCCCGGGTCTCGGGCCGCTTCGGGTCGCCGGGCACCTGCCGCCAGTCGACGATCCACCGCTCCTCCACCGGGCCCCAGGCCGTCACCTGCAGCTCGAACCGGTCGATCTGGACGTCGACGCCAGCCGTCAGATAGGGGGCCTGGGCCGGCACGTCTATCCCCTCCCCGTAGGATTCGCGCCTAGCCAGCAGGTTTTGCGGCTCAAGCCGCGACCCGCGATCCTCCCAGCCATCGGCCAACTCGGTGTTGATGAAGACCCGGAGGGCCTCCTTGCCCCGGTCGCGGGCGGAGAGCCACTTCGACACGAGCCCGGGCAGCGTCACGTCCCCCAGGGTCGAGACCATGGCCGGGAGGTGGAAGCCGGTCAGCCCCGGCTGCTGGGCCGTGGCCGTGCTCCGCCACTCGCCCCGGGCGATGATCTGGCGGCGGGCGGGCTCGAGGATCCGGGTCCCGCACCCGCCCCGTTCGGGGTCCGGGCACTCCAGCCGAGCGCTCTCCGCGTCCCGCTCGTCGTACACGACCCGGAAGTGAGCGGGATCGGCCCAGGTCATGTGGTCGCAGCGCCCGCAGCCCGGGCAGGTCACGAAGTAGCGCCGCTGGTCGCTCCGGGCGTAGAGGGTGTCGATCCGGCCCCCCTTGAGCGTCGGCGTCGAGACGAAAAGGCAGAGGGCATCGTAGAAACTGCTGGTCCGATTCTGGAGGAGGTCCACGGGGTCTCCCTCGTCGCCCACGACGGGCGGCCACGCATCGATGTCGTCGCCGATGGCGATCCGGACGGAAGCCCGGCGGAAGGTGTTCGGGGTGTTGGCCCCGCCCAGGAGGATGAACCCCCCCGGAAACATCTTCATCGCCAGCGTGCTCTCGGCCTGCTGGGCCATGGTCCGCGGCTGGGCCCGATCCCGGACCACCGCCGCGAGCGCCGGGGTCGAGCGGATCATGTCGGCCAGCCGCTCTTTCGAGTAGGCCTCCGCCATCTGATGCGTGGGCAGCACGATCTGGATCGGGCAGGGATCGTGGTGGACGTGATAACCGACCACGTTGTTGAGCGCCTCGCTGCCCCCCGCCTGATGGCACTTCATCAGGGCGATGACCCGGATGAGCGGGTCGCAGGCCGCGTCCATGATGCCCGTCAAGTAGGGTGCCGCCTCGTTGATCCAGCGTCCGCCCCGTGCGGCGCTCGCCTCGGGCAGCACCCTGTGCTCCGCCGCCCACTGGCTCACGGTCAGCTCGGGCGGCGGATCCCAGGCGCTCGCCCAGGCCCCGACGAGATCCTGAGGCGCGGAACTCATGACGCCGCCTCCGCCTGCTCGAGTACGGCTTCGGCGTCCTCGATGCTCTTCCAGCGCGCCAGCTCGCGGAGTGCCTCCACGATGCACTGCCGGATGGTGACCTCGGCCTCCCGCGGGACGCCACGGAGCACGCATTGCCGGGGGACCTGGAGGAGCTTCGTCTTGGCGGCGGCAATCGCCGTCCGGCCCTCGTACACCGCATGTTCGCGCTCGACGAGCTCGCCCCTGCGGCGGAGGTTCTCCCGTTCCCACTTCTCCGCCTGGGCACAGGCCAAACGGGCTCTTGCCTCCCCGAGACTCAACCCCACGTCCGGTTCGTCCGGCCGGGCCCGCGCGTCGCGCCAAGCCTTGAGCGCGTCGAGGTCGTACATGGCCGAGTGGCCGCGGGCCCCGCGCACGGCGACAGGCGCGCCGTCCTGCACCCAGCGGTTGATGCGGGCCGGGGCGACGCCCAGCGCGGCGGCCGCCTCCGCCCGGGTCACGGGGCCGGTTTTAGGCTCTTCTGGCAAACCCTTGACCCTCTAGGAGTTAGGCGAGAGTCGGGCAGAATCGGCGACCGTCTGACC